CAAATCAGCAATTTCTTTTAATCCAATTGAACGGTCAAATTTTCAAGCAAATAAACGAACTAAAAAAAATGAAACTAAAAGAAGCTGTACCACAGGATTTAAACCCTGTTGAAAAACTAAAACTTAAAATTGAAACAAGATAATTTATCAATTGCTAAACAATACGCTAATGATGTTTTAAATAAAAAGATAAAAACTTGTATTTACACAAAGCAAGCAGCACAAAGATTTTTAGATGATTTAGAAAACATTGATTTTTATTATATACCTGATACAGTAGACATATTTGTTGATTTTGTTTATCAATTTGATTTAACAGAAAGAGACGAAAAAATAAAAACAGTCCTGCAACCTTGGCAAATATTTATAGTAGCTAATCTTTACGGTTTATATACAATCGAAAATAAAAGAAAATATTCATACTCATATATTGAAGTAGCAAGGGGTAACACGAAAACACAATTAATTTCTTTTTTCGAATTATTTGAATTATTCTATGGTAACGATAGCCAAGTTATATACGCTGCCAATACTACAAAACAGGTCATGGAGGTGGGCTTTGATAAATTAAAAAAGTTATGTCTGCAAATCGATTCAACAGGTAAAAAATTCATAAGAATTCTTTATAATAAAATTATTTATAATAATAATAAACTAATCACAACAAGTAATGAAAGCAAACCTATTGACGGGCTGTCAGGTAAGTTAATGGCTATTGATGAATTTCACGAAATGAAAAATTTAGCTGTTTATAATGTTTTAAAATCATCAATGGCAAAGCGAATAGATGGAAATAATTTATTGTTTATTATCACAACAGCAGGTGACAATCAAGAAAGTGAATGCTATAAAATGAGAAATTATTGTTTAGAAATTTTAAACAAAACAAAAATAGATAATAGTCAATTCTGCATTATATACACACTTGATGAACATGATGATTTTACAGATGAAAGCAACTGGATTAAAAGTAATCCTATGATTGACATAAGTGTTAATAGGGATGTAATCAGAAAGGACGTTGTAAAATGTTTAAATAATGAAAATGAAAAAAATGGTGTATTAATTAAAAATTTCAATGTCTGGTTAAAGGGCAATTCTGAAGATATTTTTCTGCAAGATAATTTTATTAAAAATTCAATGAAGAAATTAGACATTGAAGATTTTAAAGGTTGTGACTGTGTTGCAGGTGTTGACTTATCATCAGTTTCAGATACTTCAGCCGTTGCCTATTTATTTGTAAAAGATGACACATATTATTTTTTTAATGACATATATATTCCAGAATATTCAATCAACACAATCCTAACAAAAAATAAATTTAGAGAGTGGGCGCAAGGTGGTTACATGCGAATAACTGAAGGCAATGTCATAGACTATGATAAGATTGCTAAAAACATTTTAGATTGGCACAATGTCAATAATATAAATCATATATATTATGATAAACATAATGCAACACAGTGGGCAATTAACATGACTTCAGCAGGTTTTTATCTTACACCTTTCAGTCAATTACCTGGTAACCTGAATGCATTTGTAAAAGAATTCGAAAGATTAATAAAATCAAACAAAATATTTATAAATAACAATCCTGTTGTAAGTTGGATGCTATCTAATTGTTTATTAATAATTGATAAAAGGGGCAATTATTCACTTGATAAAAGTAAAATTTCAAATAAGATTGACAGCCCAGCAGCTATGATTAATGCATTAGCAGCATATCTTCAAAATTATAGTTCAGGTTTTAATATTATTTAGTTTACGATTTTAATATATAATAAAAAATAATGTTACATGAATGAATTTTTTTTCAAAATTAATATATAGAAATCCACAACTTAAAGAAGAACAAAGATTTTTAGAAAGTCAAAGTTTAATATATGGTTCTTTAAGTTTTTTGCAAAACGATTCATATACGGCCAGTAAAGCCCTTAAATTATCAACAGTTTACAGATGTGTTAATTTAATTTCTGACACAATTGCCAGTATGCCCGTCAACGTTTATCAGTATAAAGGAGACTGGAAATATAAAGTTGAAAATAATCTATATAATTTATTAAATGTGCAGCCTAATGGCTACCAGTCCGCTTTCACTTTTAAAAAATTGATATTCAGCAGTTTACCATTAAAAGGAAACGTTTATATACTTAAAGAATATACAGGTAATGAAGTGACAGCACTTCATTTATTAAATCCTGATTATGTAACAATTAAATTTGAAAATGGTGAAAAGAAATATCAGTATATAAGTGGAAAAGTCATATATGATGATTTTGATATCATTCATTTGATGAATTATAGCACAGACGGAATTAATGGTATTAGTACCCTTCAATATGCCAGTATATCACTATCGATTAGTTATGATTCTGAAAACCATGCAATGAACTGGTTCAAGAGTGGTGCGAACGCTTCAGGTTTTCTAAAACCAAAAGAGGGGTCAAACATAAATGATGCGAAGGCAGCGACAATAAAAGCGAAGCTTGAAGCTGCACTAAATACAGACAACTATAATGCTAAATCAAACAGCATTATTTTTCTCGACGGTGCTTTAGATTTTCAACCGACCAGCATAAACCCAAGGGATAGTCAAATGATAGAAAACCGACAATTTAATATTTTAGATATATGCCGTTACTTTAATGTGCCACCTTCTTTAGTATTCGACCAGAATTCAAAATATAGTACAAACGAACAACAACAGATTGATTTTCTGACAAATACAATTACGCCATTGCTAGAAAAAACAGAAAACGAACTACTTAGAAAACTTTATTTACCCATTGATTGGGCTAACAGCGAAATCAGATTCGACACAGACAACATGATGCGCTTGGATGCTGCAACACGTGCAAGTTATTACACACAAATGTTAAATGCTGGGGCAATGTCACCGAACGAAATACGACAAAAAAATAATGCTGATATGCCAATTTCAGGCGGGAACAGATGGTTTGTTCAACAGAATTTACAGCCAGTTGACAACCTTATGAATGATATAAAAAATAATGATAACAATAATGGAAACAACACAATTAAATAATAATAATGAAATAGAAATCAGAAATTTTGATTTAAAACTTAGTGAAGATTCAGAATTTATTGAAGGTATTGCAATTGTATTTAATTCAGAAAGTGAAGAAATGACAACCCGTACAGGGCAAAAATTCACTGAAAAAATAGATAAACAATCTATAACACAAGAATTAATTGACACTCAGGATATTATAATGAAATTTAATCATAAAGAAGATTCTTTACTTGCCCGTTCTAAAAATGGAAAAGGTAGTCTGAAAGTTGATGTGACTGATTCGGGTGTAAATTTTAGTTTTAGACCGAAAACAAAAGATAGATATTTACTTGAAGATATTGCCAATGGTGACATACAAGGCGCAAGCTTTGCATTTAGATTGGCTGATAAGGGTGAAAAATGGGAAAAAAGAGGCAATAAATATTTAAGAACCATCACAAAAATTGACGCTATTAAAGATTTAAGTCTTGTCATTAACCCCGCTTACCCAGCTACGACAGTAAACACCCGTGCCTTAGATGAACTTATACAAGCCGAAATTGATGAAAAATTATTAGCTGAAGAAAAGCAAAAAGATTTTTTAATATATAAAGACAATTTCAAGAAAGAAATTGAAAAATATAAACTGATTTTATAAAAAAACCATTTTAAAAAAATAATATATAAAAATATGACATTACAAGAATTAAATAATAACAGATTGATAGAAGTTAGAAAATTAGAAAATTTTGAAACTTTAATTGAAACTGAAACAAGACAACTTAACGATAATGAAAATATAGAAGTAGAAAATATAAAAAAAACTATTGAAAATATTGATTTACAAATAGTTGAAAAAAGAAATGAAAATAAAAAAATTACCATAAAAAATAATAACAATACAATGAATGAAAATTTTAGTTTATTAAATACGATTAGAAGTTTTTGCGACCGTAAAGACTTGACAGATTTACAAAAAAACGTTATTGAATTCGGACAAAAAGAAATAAGAAACGCAGGTTTATCATATGATGGAACTTTTCAAATACCGTTTGAATTTAGAGACATTCAAGTTGATGCAACAGGTAAAGGTGTTGAAGCTGTCAGCGAACAGAAATTTGACATATTAGAACCTTTACGTGCAAATCTTGTATTTACACAAGCGGGTGCAACTCTGTTACCTGGTTTAGTTGGTGACGTTTCAATTCCTGTTTACGGGGGTGCAACAGCAGCTTGGGCAACCGAATCAGGTGACACCGCAGATGGTTCAGGCACTTTCAGCGAAATAACATTAACCCCAAAAAGGTTAACAACTCAATTAATTATTTCAAAAAAATTTTTAAATCAGAATTCTCCAGCAGCCGAAGCCATGCTAAGAAATGATTTGGTTCGAGCAGTACAGGGTCAATTAGAAGCCACTTTGTTAGGTACAGCAGCAGGTTCAACAACCCAGCCAGCGGGTCTTTTTTACGGTGCAAGTTACACCGTATCTGGTACAACTTCTTTTTCAGGTGTTGTAAGCATGGAAACAGCTTTAGCAAATAACAACGCTCTACAGGGTTCACCTGTTTATCTTATTCACCCAACAACTGTTGGTATTGCAAAAACTACTGCAAAAAGTGTATCTGGTTCAACTTTCTTAATTGAAAATGGAACAATTAACGGTTATAAATATATAACAACTACTGCCATGCCAGCGATAAATGACGGGAAAACAGCCGTGTTCGGTAATTTTTCTGACTATATCATTGGTAATTGGGGTTCATCATACGATATTACTGTTGACCCATATACTTTAAGCACAAAAGGTCAAGTAAGAATTGTAATTAATTCTTATTGGGATGCTAAACCTAGACGTTCAGCTTCTTTCGCCTTCGCTGTTTTAAAATAGATTTTTTTTTGTCTTTATACATAGAAAAAAAAGGCTGGTAAGAAATTACCAGCTTTTTTATTTTAATATATACCTATAAATAATAATAAATTATGTTAGTTACAATTAAAGAATTAAAACGAAATTTAAATATAGAATTTGATTATTTGTCAGATGATATTTTACTGCAAAATTTCATTTTAACCTCTGAAGCCATAACAGAATCATACTTAAATTATTCACTTTCAGGTTATACAAGCAGTGGTGAGACAGCGACACCCATTCAAATAAAACAAGCTATTATAATGTTAGCAAGTCATTTTTATATAAATAGAAATATTGTCGCATTCACATCAGTGTCAAAGATGCCTTATACTTATGATTTTATTTTGAATTCAATAAAAGAATTTACGATAATATAATGAATATAGGAAATTTAAAATATAATATAATTATACAACGACTTACCAAAAATAAGGACGTTTACGGTTCTGTTGTAGAAACTTATACTAATGTTTACAATTTAAAAGCAAATGTCAAATATGCAGGTGGGTCAAAAACCATTGAAAACGATGAAATATTTACACCTTTAACTATAATTTTCACAACTTATAAAAGAAATATTTTAGAAAGTGATATTATACTTTTTGACAATAAAAAGTTTAAAATATATTATATCGACAGAACTTTTGATAATATTTTTTTAGAAATAAAAACACAAAAAATAAATGAGTAGGGTAACCATAACCAATATTGATAAACTTAATCAGCTTTTTAATGATTTAAAAATCAACAACGATAAGCTGTTTTTAAATGCATTTAAGAAAGAGGGAAGAAAAATTTTAGCAGATGCTAAAACAAATTTTCGTGCAACCCAAAAAAATAAATCAAAAACAAATTATGCAAATTTTAACTCTTATTTTAAAATTTCTAATCTAAGAGATAAAAGCGGGATAAAATTAGGTGTGAAATATTACAAATATAGGTGGATAGACAGTGGCACACTACCACGTTTTTTTTATTCCAAAAAGAAAAAAAACTTACACAAAACAGGTTCAATAAAAGCTACACATTTTTATCAAAACGCATTCAAAAAAAATGAGGCTGAAATAGAAAGTAATATTTCTAAATTTTTTATTGATTCGTTTGAAAAAACAGTCCAGAAAAACAATGCCGTTCATTAATAAACCAACAAAAAAACATCAAATTAAAACAAAAAATATTAATCATAAATTAATATATAATACAAAACGTTGGAGAGAATTAAGAATAAGAAAATTAATGTTAAACCCATTATGCGAATTATGTCTAAAAAATGAAATATACACAGCAGCCATTGAGGTTCATCACATTAAAAATCTCAATTCTGAAACGATTCCAGAGCAAAAAATAAAAATAGGTTTCGATATAAATAATTTAATGTCGTTATGTGCAGAATGTCACACAAAAATACACAATAAAAAATGTTAAAAACAAACGAAATAATATATAAAATATTAACTAGTTCGACAGAATTAAACACAATTGTTAATCAAAATATATATGCTATTGATGCCCCTATTGATACGCCCTTACCCTTAGTTGTATATTCACGTTCAATTGATTTAGCACATAATAAAGATTATTACACCGCAGAGATTGACTATGAAATAGGTTGTTATTCTGACAATTATACCGAATCATTAGATATAGCACAAATAATTTTTGATTTAATAAATAATTATGAAGAAAATAATGTAAAAAAAATATTAATATATAGTATAAATGAAGAAATAAGCGACACAGGTTCTATTTTTCTTCAAAAATTAAATTGTAAAATGAAATTTAATTAAAAAATAATAAATAAAATAATGGCAGCAGATAATTCAAAAATAGTATATGGTGGTGACATGATGGTTTTTGCATCTTCAGGTTCGACCAAATTACCTTTAGCTTTTACACAATCAGGTAAAATGACAATTACTAATAAAAGTCGTGAAGTTGGTTCAAAAGATTCGGGCGTATGGACTGAAAAACTATCAGGAAAATTTGATTGGGTAGCAAGTTCAGACGGCTTATATTCGCTCAATTACACAGGTTCAACTACTGGTGTAGACACTTTATACGCATATATGTTAATAGGCACACCAATTAACATTGTTTTTGGGGTGAAAACGGGTACAAGTCCAAGCTGGACAGTAGACTCATCAAAAAAATCATTCCAAGGAACGGCAATTATAACCTCACTTGACATTAATGCAAGCGATGGCGACAATGCGACCTACTCAGTGAATCTTGAAGGGTCAGGGGCATTAACATTAGTATAACAAAAGACTAATTGGGCATTAGTATTTTATATTTTTTTTTTTGAAAGCTGGCAGAAATGTCAGCTTTTTTATTTTAATATATACATTAAAAACAATAATGCTATGATTAAAACAACAACAATAAAAATAAAAGATTCAGAATATATAGTAAAAACAGGTTATGCAGCAATTTTCGAGTGGGAATCAATAACAAATAAATCATTATCGGATTTATTGAAAATAAAAGATGAAGATAATAAGATAACTGATTTTCTTATAAGATGTTATGCAATGCTAAAGGGTTATAATGAACATTTTAAATTCACTTTTAAAGAATTTTTAGTTGAGCTAGATAATGAAATAAGTAATAATGAAAATGACATAATATCAATAATGAATCAATATTTGCTTGATAGACAGTCGGAAACAATGCAAGCTCTAAAGGATGAGCCAACAAATGAAAAAAAAAAGATATAAAATATAACGTTTTTGATTTTTTCAAAACAGCGGTGAAATATGTAACACCAGACTATTTTTGGTATCATATGAGTGAAACAGAAATGTTTTATATAATAAAAAATGAAAATGAAAATTACAAAAATGATTGGGAAAAAGTAAGATTTTCATCATTGGTTACGGCACAATGTAACTCATCCAAACAACTTAAACCCACTGACATTTTAAAATTTACGTGGGATAGTGAAGGTGAATCAGAAATATTAAAGTGTACAGAAAATAAAAAACAAGATTTAGAAAGAATAAATGAATTCTTACAAAAAATAAGTTAAATGAAAAGTGGCAAAATTCGACATACTAACAATATTATCATTAAACAACGGGAATTTCAATTCTGGTTTAGACAAATCAAAAAATAAATCAAACGAATTTAAAAATTCAATGTCGGCAGTTAGCAGCACGTTATTAGCAGGTGCAGCCGCTTTTGGACTTGGCTTTGGAGCCATGAAAACTTTTCAGGGGGTTATGTCATCTACGCAAACACTACAAGATAATTACGCCCGCACACAAGTTGAAATTAATGCTGCAACCAAATCTTTTTTCAGGACAATTGGTGAGGGGGATTGGGGTAATTTCATTAGTAACATGGACAAGGCAATAACTTCAGCAGCCGAATATTATGACCAAATGGATAGAATAGAAAATCTAATGATTTCACTTTCTGTTCAAGATGCTGAATCAGCAGTCAGATTAGGCGAATTAAAAATTGCATATAAAGACGTAAACAAAACAAATGAAGAAAGAATAACTGCAATTGATGAAATATTAACAATAGAATCGGATTTAGCAAATAAAAGAAAAAAATATTCTAAAGAATCTTTAGATGCTCTTTTAGAAAATTTAAATGTTACAACAAAAGTAAATAAAGAACGATTAGTAGGATTCGCACGTGAGTATGAAAATTGGGATGTTCTTATTACAAAAGGCACTGAATACAATCAAATGATTGAAGATTTGAAAGTGTGGGAAGGTGTATCAGAGCAGACATACGGAAAAGAAGAACACATTAAAAAGATAACAGATAAATTAAAAGAACTTGGCAGTGAGGGTAAAAAATATGGCCAAATAGCAAAAGATTTTGGAAAAATAACTAATGAAGAATTAACACTTATTAAAGATAATTTAATTGCAGCAGCAAGAGCTGAAGCACAATTCAATGAAAATACAGCTAAAAATCAAACTGCAAAAAACACATTATTAAAAGAAATAAATGATAAACAAGAAAAACAAAATGAACTTTTAAGAAAACGAAACGCACTTGAAAACGAAAAAAAAGAAACAAGAAAAACGTTTTCAAAAAATGGTCAAGATTTTGCCCCTATGACCATGATTGACAGTCAGGCCATAGCAAATGAGATAGAATTACCAAAATTAACCTATGAGGTCGAAGTAAATGTTGAGCCAGCTCAACAAACCATTCGTCAATTTTTAGATGAAAATCTTGATGCAATTAATACTATATATGGGTCAATGACAACCGTCTCAAATGCTTTTTCTGATTTATATACAGCACAAAAAGAAAGAGAAATAAAAGCAGCTAAAGGGGGCAAAACACAAATCCAGCAGATAGAAAAGGAATATGCAGAAAAACAAAAGAAACGACAATTAACACAAGCATTTATAGGTACAGCAGTTGCAGTCATCAACGCCTTACAAACTCAACCTTTCTTTCCAGTCGGTTTGGCAATGGGCATAGCAGCAGGTGCAGCAGGTGCAGCACAAATAAGCGCAATTGAAGCGCAATCTTTTGCTGGTGGTGGTATAGTGCAAGCGGCTGGCTATCCACTTTACGGGGACAAAGTACAAGCATTATTAAACCCTAAAGAAATGATATTAAATGACTTACAACAAGCAAATTTGTTTAAACTTATAAATAATGGACAAATGAATAATAACAACACAAGAAAATTTGAATTCAAAATAAAAGGTCGCAATTTAATAGGAGTTGAAAAAAACGAATATCAAAAACAAAATTCTTTCAAATAATGGCATATTATGTTAAATATAGGATTGATTTTAAAGATGTAAAAGAAAATAATTGCAGGGTTGACATTTTAGAAGATTTAAGTAGTCAACCGACCATATTGGGATTGACACCAAACACCAACCCAGTTACTTTGCAATTACCAGACTTTAGCAATTTAGCAGACCGTGTGTGTGGTTCTGGCATTAGTATATCAGCCGTATACACTGGTGTCACTATGGTGGATATACGTAGTCTTTTCACCATTGACCCACACGGGAAAAAAATAAATTATTATGAAGATATAGAAGGTGAAAACCTATCCCTTGTTTGGACGGGCTGGTTAAATACAGAAATATATGATGAAGATTTTGCAGAATATAAAAATAAAGAAATAAATCTTGAAGGGAATGACGGATTAGCAACACTTGACAGGTATGATTATGGCTACGGTACTAATAATGAGACCCATTACACAGGCAATTATACTATAAATACTATATTATATAACATTTTTGACCAATTAGAATTAATAAGTTATGACTTATTTGTGGCATGTAGATTGAATATGCAAGGGACAACAGGTAACATTATTGATAATATTAAACTGCAAAATGAAAATTATTATGATGAATCAGGTGTGGCAATGACAATGAGAGAGGTTTTGAACGAAATTTGTAAATTATTAAATGTATATTGTTTCATTAGTTGGAATTCACATTCATATTATTCGCATAAACCATCAATTTTTTTGGTTGATTTTAAGGAAATGAAATATGCCTCACAAACCCCTGTATATCAGTATTTGAAAGGTTCTGGTGTATACACATTATATCAAACCATTAATGATTTTTTTCAATCAAAAGCATTAGATAACACTTTTGCAAATTTAAAATATATGTCGAATAAATCATCATTATACACAAAAACAGGTGTAAGTCAACTTACACTAACCTATTCTGGTTTTGAGTGGGAAGACTATTTCACAAATTATCAATGGAATTTAGAAGAAAATTGGATATCGGATGAGTTCGATTGGGTTGATGTTGATGATGATGAATTTCAGTATGATTTTAGTTATACAGAAAACTGGCAAGGCGTTACAGGTATTAATTTAACAGGTTCAACATTGTTAGGTGTACCAGTTGTGGCAGCTTGGAGAGGTTATAAGGAAAATGAAGATACTGACAATGATGCGAATTTCTTTGCAGCTTGGCAGCATGTTAAAACAACACAAATAATTGAAGGTATAACAAGAAAATCAGGGGACGGGTGTCCACGAATAATAACAGATAATGCACCTTTTTTGTTATATGGAACGAATGGCCAATATTTGAAAATCACTGCACAAGTAAACTTTAGTTTACATTTAACTTTATATGATGATTCAATGATTGACACTATGTATAATAATATAAGTTATGCAGAACTTAAATGTAAATTACATTTAGGCCCAGATACTATTGATTTTTATTTGAAAAAGAAAAAAAATGAAAAAGGTGTAAATTTTGAAAATTCTTTTACAGAATTATCAGCTTATGTACCAATAACAAGTGATTATAACGGTACTATTTCAATTGAAATACTTGACCACCTTTGGGCTTTGTATTGGGACGGGGACATATGCGCTGGTATTGATGATAAAATAAATTATATAAGTCTTAAAGATATTAAAGTTATTGCCGTGACCGATTTAAATGATACGCTAAACAACGATGATATAAAAACAACGGGCAATTTTGATACAAATTATAAAAATAAAGCAGCTCTGAAGATATGTCTAGGTGACAGTACAAACGCATGTATGACACACAGGGGGGCTGTTTTAACTTTAAATGATACACTTGCGACTAACTTTAGACGTATGCCAGAGGCTAATTATTACAATTTAAATGATTTAAATGTTAGATTGTATGCTGCTGAAGTGCAAGATTTCAGATATGGTTTAACAACATCAGTATCAAGTAATTATCTAATGTGGGGCGGTTCGAATCCGTTTAATAGTCTAACAATAATGACTTGCAGTCAAGGAAATTTAAACGGAAAAAAATTTATGCTTCAAAATGCTGAATATGTGGCAGATGAAAAAATAATTGAATGTGATTTTATAGAAGTTTTTTCAGATTCAACTGTTGAAATTAATATTTAATATATGAGTAAAATAATAACCATAACTAAACAAAATATAATAAGCATTAGACGTGACGGGCAATTAGAGCGTAATATGTCGACAAGTAATGCTGTTAGCTCTGTTAGCAGTACTGGTGCTGAAATACCAAATTTATCATTATATGCTCAACGTGTATGGGTTACAGATAGCTTTGCCCCTATTGTACACAACCACGATGATATATATTATACGCAAACCGAATTAAATAACGGTCAATTAAATAATATATATTATACTGAAACAGAATCAAACAATCGTTTTTTACTTAAAGCTGGTGACACTTTCACAGGGTTGTTGACATTTGACAATTTAAATGGAAGTCACCAAGACGGCCTAAATTTAGACGACGGTAATATTATAAATGCTTATGACATTCATGTAAACGAAGGTGGCACTATTTACTTTAATAACAATGCTTTAAATTATGACGGCTCGAATTTAAAATTTAAAAATTATAAAATTTGGAATGAAAACAATGATGGTTCTGGTTCGGGTTTAGATGCTGATTTGTGGGATGGTTATCAATTTGATTCATATTTAAATCAACCTGTAAGAACAGGTGACACCGTGCAATTTAGTGCTGTAAACACAACAAAAATAGGTTATTATGATTCGGGTTGGGATTGCTTTATGAATATAAGTGATGAAAATTTCACTGCTTATAATGTAAATTATGGTGGTTCATTTGATTTTTTTTCAGATTCGCATTCTGGATTATCATATATAAAAGCTGGTGGTATGAAGCTTGTCAATAGTGCAGAAATTCCAAATATTTATTGTAATGATTATATTGGTTCATCTTCATTCGTTGACGGTTGGTTAGGCACTGGCTGGGCCATATCTGGAAATTCTGCAACATTTGATAATATAACTGTTAGAAATATATTAGAAGTTTTTAAATTGCAAATCAGTGAAATAAGTGCCATAAATGGTATGTTATTCATAACTGATACTATGCAAATTCAATCAATTTGGGATGATGCGGAAAATTGGTATATCGGGGTTAATTCAGATAATGGTAATATTGTTGCAACCTTTGCAAGTGGTGACACAATTAAGGCGCAGACATTCAACGGTACTGGTTCGAAAGTTACATGTCTCACAGTAAGTGATATTTGTACAAATAGTGCTGTGAGTTATGCTATATGTCCTAAGTCACTTCAATTATACAGCGACCCTGAATTAGATGATGTTTTCGTGAGATTGGGTAATACGTATAATCAAAGCCGACAAGGTGGTATATACTTTACAAGTCAACCAGTTAATGAATATATGTATAACGGGGTTACTGGTTATACCATTTCAGTTGAAAATTATATTAAAATAAGTGGTGTATTACCATCAATCACAATGGGGAGTGGACGAATTACGCAGGGTTATGGCGATTATATGCAAAATCTATTTATGAGCGGTGTTATTGAGTGTAATGATGGGTATATAGGGGGTGTAGACGTTGATAATAGCGGTTTTTATGCTTATGGTGAAAATTCAAGATTTCAATTAAACAATAAAGGCTACATTAGCGTTAAGGATTATCAAGATAGGGAAAAAATATTACTCACTGGCGAAGATGTGCAAAACCTGTCAGATGTGTTGGCCTCATCAACTAACATATTTTTTCCATTTGTCAATTATAATTATGAATATGATAATTATTATTTAGAATATACGGGGGCAAGTGGTAACACAAATAATATATATGTAGCTTCGAACGACACGGGTAACGGTAACACTACAATTGACCAATTCACAGACGTATATTCAAACAATTATGATTTTTATTTAGGGGCAACAGATTGTAATTTAAATACAGAATTACAATTTAAATTTGTTATACTAAATACTGGATTTACTTCGGATGTGATTGATAATGTTAACGTTAAAGTATTTTTTAACACACGTTCAGAAAATAATTTAATTTATGAAACTGATTATGCACATTTAAATATTAATACTACAAAATATATTAATATTAATGCTGTTAGTAGTGGATTGACAAGCGAATACGGTCGTTTTCTAGTAAAATATACCATAGAGGACTCGAACATAACACACTATAATAATACTTTTACCATTAATCAAACCATACAACGATTAAATATTTATAGTCAACTTGGTGTTGTTAGACAGCATTGTAAGGGTATTGATGCAATATATAACGACAACCTATATTTTTATTTAAATTCTGATAATTCAACTTATAATAATCCATTCATGCAATTAAAGGGTAACGCTTATATTGATAGAGTGGTTATTGGCAGCTTAACAAGTGTGCCAGCTTCATCTTGCCCCTTAATTATAAATAATGCAACTTATGGTATTTATTCGACTGGCTCAATCTATTCTGAAACAAGCATTACAAGTGCGACTATGGTCGCTAATACAAGTGTGTCAACACCTACATTAATAATGACTGGTACAGATGCTTTAATACATGGCGAAGCGAGCAAAAATTTAATCATTAGAGCTGGTGCAGGGTCGTACTATGCAGGACATTTGTTTCTTGAAGGTTCAACTTCGCAAGTTGCTGGGAATGTGTATATAAGCGGTGGTGACGGTGTTACCGATGGTAATGTTTATTTGAATTCGGGCAGTACAGCAACAGAGGGCTACACAATTGCAAAGACATCAGTTTTAATTAACAAAACATCAAAATTCAGTAATGAAGTTCTTTCTGTACAGGGTAACGATATAACAAATGGCAGTGCTGCTTATTTCTATCAAGCTCGTGCAAATGAAAGTAATACGGCTGTTATTAGATTGAACAGCGCACTTGGTTATTATAATGATACTAAATTTGTTCATTTTTATGTGGCGGGGACAAGTGTAGGTTATATACACTATTACTCATCGACAATGAGTTTTTATACTGTTTCTGATAAAAAATTGAAAAAAAATATAACAGATATGAGTTATGATTCACTATCGATGCTGAATAAGTTACGCCCAGTCACTTATCAATGGATTGATGATAATAGAGGTATTGACACTTACAAGGGACTAATAGCGCAAGAAGTTAAGAAAGTATTACCAGAAATGGTAAGTGGTGAAGATTTTTTAGGTTTAAATTATGAACAAATGCACATTCATTATATTAAGGCCATACAACAATTAAATTTGAAAATAGAAAAATTAGAAGAAAAAATAAATGGCAATAACTTGTTCAATATTAACTGCTCCAACTAATCTATCAGCAACTTTATTAGCTGGGGGAAGTTTAGCGGCAAATACTACATATTATTATGTTGTTGTTGCATTTGATAGCACTTATTACACACCTTATTACACACCTGCATCTTTAGGTGTTCTTGCTTTAAGCTCTCCAATTAGTGCCGAGGGTAGTTTCACAACAACATCAACAAATAAAAGTGTTAAAATAAATTGGACAAATGTAGTTGGTGGGGTAAGATATCAAATATTCCTTACAACAACATCAGGTGATTATCATACAAGTCGTGGTTATGACACTATCGGAATTGATACAATAGGAAGTATAAGTGACGGTGTTGCAGGGTATACCATATCAGCAATTAATAATACAAATAATTATATATGTCATTCAATTCAATTAAGAAATTCCTTATTAAATAATATAAATAAAGGTTTAGGCATTTTAAAAATAAACTTAACTGGTAGTAATAATTATAATCTTAATGATATTTATAATGCAATTATTGCACAAGGTTATTCCGATTATGTTACATATAATGGATTCGAATTTGTGTTAAAAGGCTTTATTATAGCTGATAGTACAGCAACTGAAGCAGGTAGTTTAGTTATAGAAAACAAAAATCTAATATTTATTAAAGGCGGTGTAATAAATACAAGTCCTGCATTTGTAATGAGATTTGGTCGATGGATGAGTGATGAAGAAGGTGCAGATATGATATATAGCTGTGGTATCGATTTACAAAATGGTCGTACTCCTTTTTATGGTTATTATACTGGTTCATTGCTTGTGTATGGCTGTACTATAACTGCTTCTAAATCGAGAGTTACAACTTTGACTGAAACATTGTCTATACTTTATTATCATTCTGCTAATAACTTGGCTCTTGCATATAATGTAAGTGGTATAAAAGAAAGTTATTCAGGTATACCATTCAGGTCGACAAGTAGTGATTGTTCAGATTTAAAATGGTATAATTTGAATAATTATAGTAATTATAAACATACACGACTTAAATTAGTTGATGGAAACCTTGGTTATTATTCATCATTACCATATACTGCAACCCCAGGCGGGTTCTACGCTTGCAAATGGTTGTCTTATCCTGCATATTTTAGATTTTATGCGGGTTTAGCAAGTTACAGTAATCATAAAGCCGTTTTTTATGATAATGAATTCCCTGATTACCAAGATGGAGAAGCTTATAATAAATTCTTTTTTATGTATATGACTGAAAGTCAACATACAACTAACCAAACAGCATACTTTTATTATTCTTTAATTTTCAAAGTAATCGATAAAGATGGTATGCCGCTTTCAGGTGTTACAATAACTGGAAAAGATGCTAATGATGAAAATATTATTTTTTATGAAAATGATGGAACAACTGATAAATGGGTAACAGGTAATGAATACACATCAATAACAACTAATATTGATGGTGAAGCAGATTATTACACTGAAAGCTATAATATCAAATTAAAACCAGATAATACAACTTTCCCTACCTCGACAATAGATGATTTATTAAAAGATGAAAAATATCCTATTAAATTATCATTATCTAAGGAGGGTTTTAATAATTATTCTATAATAATTGATAGATTAAATCAAAAAACAAATATGCTACTTACTTTAGAAGATTATGCACCACCTACCCCGACTATATATTACCACCAACAACTTGACGGGGTTATTAATAATAATATATTAAGCGCAGAAATGCAGAATAATACAATAACAGGAGAAATAATTAATAATATTTCTGAAGGAAAAATAATTTAAAAATTAATATATAAGAATATGAATAATGAAATTGAAATTTATAAAAATAACAGTAAAACACTAACTGTAACTCTGCCAGAATCAATTGATTCAGGATATACAGCACTTTTTCAATTATTCGAGAATGAGAATGAAACAGAAATTTTACTTGAAATAACAGGTAGTACAATAGAAGATTATATAACTATTTTCGACATAACGGCAGAAATGAATAATATAACTCCACAAGTATATTATTATACCGTGAATGTATATAAAGATGATTTAATTAACACCGTTGTAAGTGACAGTTATTCAATTATCGAAAAATAATAATTATATAAATGAATGATTATAAGGAATTAAAGGAAATTTTTTCTGATTTAATTAAAAATAATAGTACAGCGCAAAAAGTTAAATATACAATCATTAATGATAAATTAGATAAAATTTCAAAAACTCATGAAAAATTTTCAGAACGCTTGTTTACTTTAGAAATACAACAGAAAGAACATTCTAACGGAAATTGTATATATAAAAACGATATACAGACAATTCGAGATTTAAATAAAAATCTGAAATTTCTTAAAAAAGTGGTCGTGGTTTCTTTCAGCATTATAACGGGAATTGTGGCACTGGCAGTTAATTGGGTTAAATTATTTCCTTAATAACATATTAATAATCAATTATTTATAGACTTCATTCTAAAAACATCAATTAAGATATGGTATGAGTGGTATCTTAATTGATGTTTTTTAATTATATTTGTGCCAAAATACAGCTTCGCCCCTTCAGTCACAGGGGGTGTGCTGTAAAGTATTGGTTTTAACAAATATAACATAAAAATGAGAAAATTAGACAGTGATAAGAAAGGCTTATCGTCAGTTGTTGCCTTTTATCGAGTTTCAAATAAAAAACAAGATGTTGAGAGGCAAAAAATTGACATAGCAAATTATTGTAAAGCTTTCAGCTATAATATAATTAATGAATTCGTAGAACAAATAAGCGGTGCATCTAAATTAGCTGACAGAACTGATTTAATGAAGTGCATGGACTATGTATATGATAATAAGCCAGACATTTTTATTGTTAGTGAACTGTCAAGACTTGGCAGAACTTATGATTTATTAACTATTACAAAGAAGTTGAAAGAACTTGGAATCTGTTTTATTTCTATTAAAGATTCATTGAAAACAATTGATATAGACACCACAACGGGCGAAAAAAAACCGAACGCAATAACAGACCTGCTAATAGGTGTGCTTACAGCCGTCAATCAATTTGAACTATCAACAATAAGTTATCGAATAACAAGCGGACGGAATAATAAAGTTTTAAATTCAGGTTCATTCGGTGGTGGGGCTAATGTACCCTATGGTTACAGGGTTGATGATAAAAAACTTGTCATTGATGCTGAAGAAGCTGTGATAATTAAAGACATATTTGATAAATGCCTAAACGGCTGGGGAACTGTTCGAATAGCTAACTATTTGAATCAAAATGATATTCAAACCAGATTAGCCAAATCAGGAAAAAAACAAACAAAGTGGGCTAAAAAAACAATCTATAATATTTTACAAAACACATTATATATAGGGAAAAGAAAGTGGGACGGTGACATAATAGATGCTGAATATCTCAGAATCATTGATGATGAAACCTTTAATCTGGTAAATGAAAAACTTAACATCAATAAAAATTTTAATTTCGATTTTAACAAACAGAAAAAATACAACTATTTGTTAGATGAAAAAATACTAAAGTGCAGTTGTGGCAAGCATTTCATCGGTATTGACCGAACAAAAAGTTATAAATGTATATCAGGTAAATATTCAAAAGGTTGTGGACGAAAAATTATAAATATGCCCCTGTTGGATAGAGAAGTAAGCATGTTTGTCAACAAGTGGTTATTTGATACAAAAAATCTGGAAATGTACGTAAATACTGGTAACGCTGAAACAATTACAAATGAAAAAACATTGATAGATTTAAATAAAGAACTGGAAAAATTGAACAGGAAAAGAAAAAAATATCTGGATATGTTTTCCGATGAATTAATAAATAAAAGTCAACTTAATGAATATTTAAAAAACATTGATAATAATATAGATAATTATAGGGTGAAAGTTGATAACATAGAGAGGGAAATAAACGAAAATAAAAATGTGAATCGGGATATTAAGGAGATTTTAGAAGACTTGAAGAAAAATAGAGTCACCACAACAACGGATAAAGAATTATTGCATAAAGTTGTTAAATTTATAAATATTGACGGTGAGATAATGACAATACATTTTATAAATTCTGAAACAAAAACTGTTGATTTAAGGAAAAAATAGTCAGACCTGCCCCCATTTGGCTTATATATAATGGTCTGACTCTATATATATTTTTCATATTATTATTAATTATGCAAATAAATAAATTCTACATTTACATATTATTTTGAAAATAATTAACAATCAAATCGCCTTTTATTATTAATTCTGTTTGTAATTCACCATTTCGCAGTTGTAAAGAAATGGTTGCGCAATTATCTTTATCTATATAAACAGAATTTAATAATCCTTTCTCATCATATCCAAGTTGACCTTGAAATTTGTCAGCTATTTCTGAGATGCATTTTCTTAAATAAACTTTTCTTTCGGTGTTATCAAGTTTTTTCATTTTTTTTTTTAATTAAAAATTTAAAATAATTATTATTAATTATGCAAATTCTTTAGCCGTGTAAGTTTTAACCTTCGACACTGTCGGGGGAACACCTTTATAGTTTTTTTGCATTTTTGGTGCTGGTTTTTTTGCTTTGTTACGTCTGGTAACGACCTGCTTAACCGTCTCAGGTTTAATTTTCTCAGGTATTATATTTATTTCGCCCGGAATAATTGATTCTCTCGCAGCTTCATTGAATGATTCATCAACAATTTTAAAATTTTCATCACTTATAACAGACTTCATTATCGACAGATTACTATTTGTGTACAGCTTGTTTTTGTTGACACTTTTTTCAATTTTACCGTTATCGGTAAAAAAATCAATAATCATTTTGTTTTCATTTTCGGTGTCAACTTTAATTATGTGAGCATTGTAAGCAACACCCCTGTATACATAACATACACAGTTACCGACAAGAGTTTCATTATTTTTCAAGATGAGTTTTTTCATCTTTTTTCCGTTAGAAATTCTAAATTCTGATACTGTTTTTCGCTCATTAAATTCGATGGGTTGCAGTTTGTAATGTGGGGTTTCCCGTCCAGTATATAAAACCCTCTCACTTTGAATTCTGTCGGTTTAAATTCGGTCGGTTTAAATAACACCCATGTGCCAGCACGTTTTAATCTGAAAGCCTGTGAAAGCAGCACTGTTGTGCTAATTTCTTTTTCATTGTGAATTTTAATCTTTTCCATTTTTCCTAAAATTTAAGTTAATACTATGTTTTCAAATCTAAATCATACATGCAGAGGTAGCACACAGAACGCACATACACAGAATTTTAGTCAACATTTTTTGTACGTTTGTCAAAACATTTTTGCATGTATAATTTTAATTTGATAGTACAAATTTTAGAACTTAAACTTTATAAAAAAAATTGCAGATGAAAAAAATTATGCAAAAAAGTGAAATAAAAAGTAGCACCGATTTTTTTATTACAAAGGTATTGATAATAAAGGGTTGCAAGACTAATTAAATAGACTTTCAATCTTCTTTTTTCTCTGAATATTTATATATTCAGTATAAAATGACTGACTATAATTATTAATTAGATATGCTTTAACATCTTTAACCCAATTCCCAGATGTCATATTCTTAACCCAAAATTCATTTTTGCGATAGGTTTCGTGGTAGATGGTGTTATTTATGACCCTGACACGGGTGAAATCTGATTTTAAAAGGTATTCGGGGCGAAATTCGAAAATGTCACAATTATAATCGTAATAATTTTTACCAGATAGATTATTAATATTTTCTAGCAAGGTTGATTTTTTTTTATTTTCTATCAATCCCTTTACTGATAATGGTTCTAAGGAAATAACACCTTCGGTTAAATTTATAGTTTCCATATTTTTATATTTTTATTTATATATATTTTAATAAAAATATGACTTTTTTCCATTTTGAGGGGGGGGTGTTATGTAAATTTATGATGATGGAAGTGTTACAAGTCAATTGCAATAAGGGTTACAGGATAATTATTTTCAAAAAGGTGAGCAATATCATCAAAAAAAAAGTATCAAAAGGGGGTTTTTTGGGTATACTTATTTATATATAGTTTTATAGTTTCTTCTTTTTTATTTGGCATAAAGGGGCTGGATTGTGCCAACATCCAGCCCTTTTTTTAGAAGAAACTAAACAAAAAAGAAGAAAATATGAATGATAAATCTGAAGATTTTTTCAGAGGTCTACTCACCCGAAAAAGAAATTCAATTTAAAAATGATATAATCGTATTTAACGATTTTACCAGCGTTTACGAAAAACCCTTTAAAGAAATTCCTTTAAAATCCTTAACAGCAAAGCATTTTATTAATACTTCTATTAAGAAAAAACAAGACGGTCACTTAATTTCCTTACATAAGCTAATGACACAAAAATTATCATCTGATAAGTCACCTCGTTGTCTGGAAAACACTTTTTTCCCGTGTAACTTTATGATTGACATAGACATTAAAGAACATGAAAAGGCGGTATTTAACCAACTTAAAAAAGACACTGGTATTAACTTTCAGAACATTAATGAGGCGGTTAAATATATATATGATTGTCTTTTCACCCTTAAAGACTACATACTTTATTTAGATTATTCATTCAGCGGACAAGGTGTTAAAGGAATAATGACTATCGTTAATAATTTATATGTTGATTCGGTCAGAGAATATGAGAATCGAACACTAAAAATGAAAAACAGTGATGAACATATAGAATTAATCAACACTATTCAATCATACAACGATGACTTATATTTAGACATTCTAAAGGAATTTAAATTATACTTTCATCCCGAATTATATAATGAAAAAAAGGAAAAGATTAACTACATTGATTTAGGGGCAAGTAAAACACTTACAACAGGTACTTTTCAATCGAAAGGGTCACGGGTCTGGTTTAATCCCGACTATCATATTATATTTAATGAAGTTAATGTCAAGTCAAAAAAATTAAATAACAAAACAAATAGAAGTTACCAGAATAATCTTAACGCCTCAAAGCTGGCAGACCTTAATAATAAATGGTTTGAACATTTCAAAAGTCATAAAGTAACTGAAGAAGAAAAGAAAGCTTTCGAAGATTTAATGAAAGAATGTTTTTCACATTACAATAGTGGGAAAGGTTTAGCCCTATTATTTTCACTTAAATACTCTAATGATGAAGTCAGACAACAGTTTTATTTATTTTTTAAAAAATATAATAAATCTGATTCGTCTGGCTGGAAGGAATTGAAAAAAGATTATAACACGTTCAATAATTATCTAAATAAATTACAACCGAAAAACAATAAAACAGGCTCTTTACAAGACATATTCAGGTTCGTTTTGAAAATTGAAACAACCATAAATTTTAAAGACGGCTGTGATTTTTTTGGGTTTAAATATGATGAGATACTTAAATATGATAATTACATTGATGAGAAAGAAAAAGAGTTAAAAGAGATAATTAAAAAGAATAAAAAGTTAGTTATAAATAGTAAAGCGGGTTCTGGTAAATCGACCGAATTAGTTAAGTTACTGGTTCAGGCTGCAAATGATAACACGGACGGACTAATAGTATTTTGTTCACCAAAAAACGCTTTATTAAAGCAATTAAAACATATAATTAATACTGATTATCCTAACCTAACAGTTTATAAGCATTGCGAAGAACATAAGGTAAACATTAATAACCTAAGTCAACAGGGTGTTATATTAAGTTCAAC